TTTTTTGATGGGGCTGCGGGGTGGGTCGCCGGGTTTGAGCACCGCGCGTGCATGTGTGGCTGCGTTCGAAATACGCGATGGAACGATCGGCGAGGCGCGGCTGATCCGTGTTGATCTCCAGGGCGGCCCGGCAGTTCGAGCAGCGGATACAGGCGCTCATGAATTTGCGGTCGATTTCAAACAATCCCGTATCTCCTCATTCTTTCGGTTCTGGGGTATCATGACAGATCCTCAGAAAAATCAGATTTCAGAGTGCCTTTGCGGCGCGAAACCCGACGCCGCAGGTCGAGAGCGACGGGGCGAGGCACAAGTAGAGGGCAAACACCCCCGCGTAGGCTGCGGAGCTGAAGGAGCCGCCACGGATCGCTGCGCGCATGCCTGCTGATTTCCGGAACCAAAAACTATCATTCCCAAAATCCGGCGTGCCGAGAATGTTTGAGGTGGCAGGAATGGCAAAGGCCTTAAGGTCTGGATCTGAATTCCGGAGACTGGAGATTCTATTTCCCGAGTTCATCCCGGAAGTGACATCCGTCTCGACATGACGGACAATGCAGAAGGTTGCTGATCCCTTTTTTACCTTCGTTTTGGATGAAAGCGCTATGGAATTTTCTGATGTCTTGATAATCGGGAAAAATTTTTCAGTCTCGGCGATATAGAGCTTCATCCCGTCAAATGCCCCCGGGGACCATTTCTTCAGCCAGTTTTCTTTCTTGCCATCGCATATCAGCGTCGGTACGATATCTGAGTTGTCGATCGTTCCCCGCCCATAGGGACTTCCCTGATAGGTAACATCCAGAGATCCGAGAACGTCGACGGAGCCATCCGATTCCATAAACAGCCCCATGACCCATTGCCAAGTTTCCGCATGAAGATCGTATGCGCACTCGTCAAGGCTTTTCGCCTTTTTCCACAAGTAGGCGAGAGATGACCACTCAAAGGCGGTGAGTAAGTGATATCCCTTGCCCTTGTCTGCCGCAATAATCATCGCCTCCGGAAGCGTCTTGTTTCTGATAGGCAGCTTGTCAGGCCCGGAAAGCATGAACCTATCAATATCGAACCCGCCGAACATGACTTTGGAAACCTCTTTGCTTGAAAAAAATGGAACATTGATCAGATTTTTCATGTCCATGTCCTCCATAATTTATAGACGGCAGCGTTTCCCGTCCCGGATGAACCAGCAGTTATCCCCCTCGCATTCCGCTGCCCAGATCCCGTGGTAGCGAAAGCGCTCCTGAATTTGCGCCTTCTCCTGTTCGGTCAGGGGCGGCGGTAGCTGCCGTGGAATGGTCGGGGGGTAGATCAGCCAGATGCAGAGCATATAGCCGACCAGAAATACCGTCACCACGGCGGCGATCTTCAGGATTCGGATCGCGCGGTCCGGGTTCATGTGCGCCTCCTGGCCATAGCCCAGTCGATCAGCCGACGCGCGCCGATCATGTAACCGATCCCCAGGACGATCGTCGTGGCGATCAGCAGCCAGAACCCTTTCGCCCCCTCGGGCCAGCTCCTCATGGTGCAGCCTCCTCCGTCTTTTCCACCGCCAGGCGGTACTCCCAGCGGTTCCTCCGCCCGTTGATCGGGCGCGCCTTGACGGTTACGCCCGTACCGGCGATCCTCCTACGGATCTCGCCGATCTTTTTCTGGTAGCCTGGAATGTGGGTCTGCCGAACGATCTGGTCACCCGTCGCCGGGCCGCACGCCAGGAGGTCGTAGATTCGGCGTGCCTGTGTGCCGTAGGAGAAGTATTTGTGGGCCGGCGGGATCATGGTCATCTCCTGAACCAGGGCGATGATGGCCGCAGTGCACCGAGGCGCGTCAGGTCGAGCGCCGCGCCACGCTTTCGCCTGCGGATCCGGGCGCGGAGGGCGATCCAAAGAAGACCGGCGCCGTGCAGGATCAGGACGCCGGCCAGGGCGGCAATTACGATCGCGATGCAGACGATGATCGACTCCTCGTATTCCATGATCCCCTCCGCTTTTTGTGGGGGGAGGTGACGAGCCTCCCCCCGGCTATGGATGACGCTGTTACAGGTTTCGGTTGACCGACAACGCGCCGCCGCTCTTTTGCCGGGAGCATGACCGGGTAGGAATTTCCGGGAAGACGGATTCAGCGGGCACCACGCCACCGTTTCGGAGGAAGGCCCGCAGCGGAACCATGTCCCCGTCCGTCATCGCCTCGACCGCCCGCTTATACTCCGCCTCCCCCGGCGGAGGGGCCTGGCTTCCCAACACCGTGGCGGCGTAGATCGCGGCGACCATCTCCTCGATGACCTTGATTCTCTTTTCGAGCTCTCGCATGTCTGCAAAATCTCACAAAGTATGCGTTGACGATCAGGGTTCCTTGGTAGATAAATAGGCCAATGGGTCAAACTTCGATTCGTGTAGGACCTCGGCAACGGCCAAAAGCAGGCGCATATTCAGCCTCTTTTTTAGGTCCGGTGAAAGTCTGTCGATCTGTTTCTTGGCGCACTCTGGGAGGCGAAAGGTGAAATTTTCATCGAGTTTGTCTATATCCGACAGGGTAAGCATGAGTTCTCCCGACATTGCGTCGCCTCCGGTGGTGGGGCAAAAAGGTGTTGCGGTTTTTCTTCTCTCGTGTATATGCTCACACGCTGAGACATGTTTAAGCCGCCTCGGGCGGCCAGGTTTCAAGTATTTCGCGCAGCGCAGTCAGAATCTCGGCGGAGCTGTTTCCGTTGCGATATCCAGTCATGGCCATGCTGAGGCCCTGCAGCAGGATCGGTCGGCCGATCCTTGCGGAAATGTAGGGAAGGATGACTGCGTAGGATCCGGGCCGATCCAGGCCCAGGTCCACCATTTGTTTCTTAATCTCCTTGCGGAGGGTTTCGACTTCCCGGGGAGTCAGTTTAGGCTGTCGAGCTGGCGTCACGCGGTTCCGCAAAGATTCATCCCGGAGCCTGAGCTGCTCCAGTTTCGCTGCGGCTTTCGGAAAGCATTCGGCGAACGGAAGGCCGAGGTGATCCGCGATCCGCTTTGTCAGGAAGGGCGAAAGCCGTTCCCCGCGGATTACGCGGTTGATCGTGGCGGGATCAGAATCGACCGCCCTGGCCAGTTCATACTGCTTCAGGTTGCGGCGGCGGATCTCGTTTAGGATGGGGTTTTCTTCGTTCATCGTGGCGCCTGTATAATTATGGGCCTGCCTGGGGATGATACATATACGACTAAAACCAAGATGTCAAGAAAAAAATTGATAATAACCAATTATTTATTATTCGTTGGTCATATCAACAGGTTAGTTGATGACAACGGGGGGAAATATGCTTTTGCAGAGGCAATTGGAGTGTCTTATGACGCTGTGAGACAATGGTGTATTGGCGAAAATCTTCCCGACGGAAAACGGCTTCTCGCCATCAGCGAAAAATTCGGTGTCTCTCTCGATTGGCTTCTAACCGGACGGGGACCGGAGAAGATTGCCGTTTCCGGCATCGAGGAGGCGGGAAAAGAATACAACAGTTGCGAATCCTTCGATCATTGGCCGGAAGAGATCCAGAATGCGTGCCGCCAGCTCAGGGAAATCCTTCTCTCGGATCACCCCGTGATCAAACCTGCACTGCTATCGAACCTCGCGGCTTTTCAGTTCAGCCTGGGCAAGGAAAAAACCCAGGACGAGGAGATTCGAAAGCTGAGTCGGCGACTCCTGGAGCTGGAGCAGTGGCACAAGGCAAAACGACGTTCCGGTACCGGCGGAGCCGCGTCTTCGAGTACCGGCAGTTAGGAAACGTCATGTATTTATGATGGGTGGATGCGATGGAGCAGGGTCTGTTTGTATTTGTGCTTTTATTGTCATTCGCGGTAGTCGTCGTTCCTGTCTATCTTCTATACCGATTTGTCCGATACTTAAAAAGAAGGCATCCAAGTCTTAACCGACCGATCGTTCCCAGCGGACCAGGCAGGCAATGCTTTGTCTGTAGTTACGAAGGCCCCATGAAGACCTGGCTTTCGAACCATACTTTCCCTTTACTGGCCAGTATCGTTCTTCTGTCTGCGGCCGTGGTCCCGGGCCTTCTCTTTATCGCCTGGGGATGGGGCAAGCATAAATGCCCAAGGTGCGGGGCGCTGGCAAAAAGCGCTCCCATTGCAGAGGTTCAAGGAACATGACCAGGAAGCGGATTATCCTCGTTTTGGCCGTGATTGTGTTCCTCTCCGGCTGCGCGACCGCAGACGTGGCCAGGAAGACCGGTGACGCCATCAAGAACGACCAAGAAACGGTGGTGGTTTCCGACTCCGAAGCATCCGCGATGGCCAGCGAATGGCTGGATGCTCTCCTTGGATTTATAGAGGGCGCTTTTTCGGCTGGTGTGATATGGCCCTGATCGTGAAATGCAGAGGCTGCCGGCGGCGGGTTCCGGCGGAGATCGGCGCATGCCCGTCTTGCGGATCGGCGGATTTCCGGTTCATCGTCGATTTCTGGCCCCGGGGGAGGAATGGGGGCCGCCGCCAGATCACCCTTCCGGCGGAGATCCGGACGCAGGAGCAGGCGCTCTCCATTGAGAGGGACTTCTTGCGGGCGAGGACGCCCCGCAATGCCGCCCGAAAGGCGAATCCCGCGGCCACCGTCGCCGACCTGTTTTCCGACTACCTCGACTGGTACCGCCTCCATCGGGCGCCGTCCACCTATCACGACGTCGCCGGGACCTGGGAGCGGGACTTGCGCAAGGTCTTCGGGGCGAACGATGTAGCGGAGATCACGGGCGCCCATTATTCCCTGTATCAGAAGATTCGGGGAGGGAGGGTCTCAAACAGAACCGTCAACAAGGAGCTGAATTATTTCTCCGGGTTTTTGCGATGGTGCCGCAAGGATCGCAAACTCGACATTGCCCGCGTCGATTACGATGAGCTACCCTGCAGCCGCCCTCTCCCGATCGTGCTTTCTCCGGAGGAGGTCGCCCGGATCCTGGCGGCGGCGGAATCGGAACCTCTTTACCATGCCCTGTTTTTGTGCCTGTACACGCTCGGGCTGAGGATGAACGAGGCGCGGAACCTCAAGCGGGAGGATTTCGATTTTGACAACATGGCGGTCCGGGTGAAGCAGAAAGGGGGAACCTGGAAGATCCTCCCGATCAACGCCCAGGTCGCCGCGGCGGTGAAGCGCTGGATGTCGGCCAGGGAAGAAAAGCTGGCAAGGGGATGGAAGATCGGCCCCCATGTGTTTTCAGCCCGCAAGGACGGGGACCAGGTGCAGAACATCCGGCGGGCGATCGCACGGATCTGCGGCCGGGCGGAGGTGGTCAAGAAGGTCAATCCGCATCTGTTCCGGCACAGCATCGCCACGCACCTGCTGGGAGCCGATGTCAACTTGCGGACGATTCAGCGGTATCTCGGCCATTCCAGCAGTTCGACGACGGAGTTCTATACGCACGTTGCCCTGGGACATTTGCGGAACGCCCAGGACACGGTTCTACAAAAAAAGCCGTGATATCGCGGGATCTCTCTACGGGGCGGCATCCATCATATTGATATTGCAAGACTGCCTTTGGACTCTGACTCCGTGAATCGTGGTTCGAATCCACGTCTCCCAGCCAGAAAATATGGGCCTCCGCAAAGGAGGCCCTTTTTCTTGGTCTCTACAAGTCTCTACGCTTCATATTCTTTGCGGGAAAAAATTCTACCTTCCAAAACATTATTCCGGATGCGCCAGGAGTCGGCATGTTTGGCATGGCCGATCCAGGAGACAATCCCGGCCTGGATGTCCGAGAGGCGGATCAGGTCGAGCGAATACAGCAGGGCCTGTTTTTTGAGCTTCCTCTTGATACGGCGGATGTTCGCTTTTCGCAGCAGGCGATGATCCAGCCAAGTCCGGTATCCGAGGAAATCGATGCATCGGGGCGGTATCGGGAATATCTGCGTTTTGCGGTTCAGGGACAGCCGAAGCCTGTCCTCCAGGAAGCAGGTAATTTCCGCGAGCGCCATCTGCATCCGCCCCTTGTCTTCACCCAGGATCATGAAATCGTCCATGTAGCGGATATAGTAGCGGGCCGTCAGCGTTTCCTTTACGAAATGATCCAGTTCGTTGAGGTAGACATTTGCCCAAAGCTGCGAAGTTAGGCTCCCGATAGGCAGTCCTCGGCTTGTTCCCGTGCTGTCGATGATCGTGTCGATGAGAGAGAGGGTCTTTGGGCAGGCGATGCGTCGGCGGAGAATTGTTTTGAGGGTTTCGTGGTCGATCGAGGGAAAGAATTTTGAGATATCGGCCTTGAGGCAATAGACGTGCCCCCATCGGCGCGATGAATCCCGGAGAAATCGGCTCGTCCTAAGAACTCCGGCGAGGACACCACGGCCGTGGCGGCATGCGAAGGAATCAGGGATCATGGACCTTTCAAAAATCGGCTCGATGATGTTGCAGAGGGCGTGGTGGACGACGCGATCTCGGAAAGGAAGGGCCGCAATCAGTCGCAGTTTCGGCTCATAAACGTTGAAATACCGATAGGGGCTTGGCTTATACACCTGCCAGGTGAGCACGTTCTGGATGTCGATCAGGTTTTCTTCCAGCCTGGCCGAAAACTTAAGCACGTCATTTTTATAGCGCTTGGAGCGGCGCGCCTTGAGATAGGCCAGGTGGATGTTGTCGAATTCGCAGATCCGCGGGTACAGGTCGCCATAGGTTTTCATGCCGCTCCGGAACGAATGCGTCCCGTTCGCTTTCTACTGAGGGCGCATCCCCTTTTTTATTTTTCACCCTGCGGTGAGGATCATGGCTCCAAAGCACTCTGCGCTGCATCCGGGATGGAGGTCCAGAATGTCTGGCTTGGAATCTTGAGCTTTGCGGCGCGAAACCCGATGTTGTAGTTCGAGTTCGACGGGGCGTTGTTCAAGTTGAGGGCAAACACCCCCGCGTTGGCTGCGTTGTTGAAGTTGCCGCCACGGATCGCTGCGCGCATAATCAGCCATGCCCCTGTGTTGCCGATTTCATCCACCCTCCGAGCAGTTTTCCGATTTCGTCGATCCGCTCGCAGTGGTGGCCATATTTCGAGATGGACATCATCTTCAGGTCTTTAGCGAGACGAATCAGAAAACGCAGCTTCTCCAGTGCAACGTCGAGTTCATACAATTTCTCCCTTTTCTGGCGCAGTTTGTTTGCATGGACGATCGTTTTGCCGATATCCAGCATCGTGTTTTCGATCTGTTGTCCGAGAATGAACCGCTGCTCCTTCGGAAACCTTCCTACGATCGGAAAAGAATAGAGCATCAAATCGTAGTGCTTCTGGTAGATGATCAGTTCCTTTATGTCGGACATAAGACAGATCCTCAGAAAAATCAGATTTCAGAGTGCCTTTGCGGCGCGAAACCCGATGGTGTAGTACGAGTCCGACGGGGCGTAGTACAAGCTGAGGGCAAACACCCCCGCGTAGGCTGCGTAGCTGAAGTGGCCGCCACGGATCGCTGCGCGCAGGGCCGCTTTGTCAAAGTAGAAAATGTCGTTCCCATAAGCCGCCGCGCCCGTACCGTCAGCGGTCGCGGGGAGCGCAAACCCCTTCAGGTCCGCATCGGAATCGCGCAGCGTCAAGATTTTTTGCCCGGTAGTCATCCCGTTCGTGATGTCCGTGGCCACCAGTTTGAAAATGCAGAAGGTCGCCGTCCCGTCCCCCGGCGCATCGCTGGCGGTGAGAACGAGCGTCGTGGCCGTTGTATCGGTGATGGCATACAAAGCCCCCGCCCCGCCCGCCGCTTCCGCGATATAGCAGTAACAAGCAGTATTGAACTCATCGACCGTCCATGCCTTTAGCCAGTTCACTCCAGATCCGTCGCAGGTCAGGGTCGGCGTGGCCCCGCCCGATCCGCTGATTGTTCCGCGTCCGTAGGGTGATCCGACATAACTCACATTGAGGTTCGCGGGTACATACGGGTATCCGTCGGTTGACATCAGCATCAATATCCACTCCCACACCAGGCCATTGAGATCGTACACCCCGTTCTGAAGATGGTTGTGCGCCCAAATCGAAGGGCCGCTGCCGGGGAGGGCGCGATGATAGGTGCCGTTTTCGTTGTGGAGGTGGGCATCGAGGATGCCAAGCTCCGTGGTATAAACGGAATCGCTCGGCGGGTCGAGATTGCTGTTGTTCCCGTGAGGCATCGTGCCCTGCTTTTTGGCCAAGTGCGCAAGGGCGGCCCACTCGAACGCGGAGGTCAAGTGCCAGCCCTTGCCCTTGTTGCACGCGGCGATCATGGCAAAGGGGAACTTGATATAGTCCCAAACCGGGACGCCCGGTTTCGAGATCCCCGGAACCGATCCCGGCGTGGTGCTGTGTGCGATGTCATACCACGCATCTCCCGCCTGGTTGATCGCGGAGGGCTGGGAGTTGGGATATTTGTCAACCTGGAACCCGCCGAAGGTCACGCCGGAAACATCCGTGGTCGTGAACGGGGGGATATAGACCGCATGGTTCTGGTAGTTCTTCCCGGCGGAATAATCAAGGATTTGCTCGATGGCGTTGGGGGTGTCGTGCGTTTTGAGGTTCGCAAGCGCGGCGGCATCCGCGGCGGGGGTGACGGCCCGGGCGGTATCCGTGCCTGTGATATTTTCTGCTGACGTTGCCAGTTCGACCACCCCGGTGGCAGAGGTTGTTGCCGCATCAATACCCAGGATCGTCTTGGTCTGCGCCAGAGTCTTTTTCACGAATACCCCGGCTCCCGATGCGGCAAGGAAATCATTTGCCGCGGTCGCCAGGGAATGCAAAATGCCTCCGCCGCTCGTGATGGCGGCGGCCTTATGCGTCCCATCCGCGTTATGCTCCACATCCGCCCGGCGATTCAGCGTATCCGCCTTCGTCGGGTGTCCGGCGCCTACCATTTCTTCGGTGTATTGTATTCTCTCGTCTGCCATTGCTTTATCCTCCTAACAGTAGTCTGTCGTGTCGCGGCCGCCGCCGGCGCGGATCGATCCGTCGGCGATGTAGGTTCCATCGGCGACATATGCCAGCAGCATGAACTGCCTTGTATCCTGCAGGCGCAGCCGCACTCGTCCCTTGCTGAAATCCGGCGTGACGCCGATCACTTTCCAAAGCTGATTGTGGTATTCCCGGAGGTCGGCGTCGTACAGCGTCGATATGGAGGCGGCGACCACATCCATCACGTCCAGGTAGCATCGCCGAAGCGACAGGTCCTCGATCTCAATCTCCCAGAGCGGGTCTTTCAGTCGCTCGACCAGGATCTCCTGGATCGCGGCCACGGTGGCCGCGTCGCGGCACCAGTAGAACTGATACGGCGTCCCCGGCTCCTGGACTCCGAAGACATTCTGGGATTTTTCGTCGGCGTCGGAAGTGTCGTTCGAATAGTGCCGGAACTCCCATCCGGCGTAGTTATAGCCATAGGTGCAGGGGCACTGGTTGATCAGGTTCGAGAGCTTCTGCGTCGCCGAAATCAGCTTGATATCCGATTTTGGGATCACGCCCGCCTGGCCGTACATGGAGAGCGTCCCGTCGTCGATCTCGAACGCCAGCTCGTTGTCGGCGTTCATATAGACGGAGCCCAGGAAGCTGCCCATCATCTGCTGCAGGAGCGGCCAGAGCGCGGCATCCTCCGCGATCACCCCGGCCGCCTTGTAGGCATGGGCCTCGAAGAGCTGCGATGCCCTGGCGTAGGATGTTGCCTCGTAGAGGGCCGCCGTGAAATCGCACTCCACGGTCAGCAGGTCGTCGATGATCTCCAGGATGTTCTCGATCAGGACGACGCCGGAAGCCTTCCCTTTCCCCGCCGCGGTGACGATTCCGAGGCCCGGGTCCGCGGAAAAGGTGATCGTGGCGATCGCCCCTTCTGATTCGTAGTCGTCCGATTCGTCGAAGGTGTAGCCCGAGGATTGGAGGACGCCGCCCACATAAACGCGGACGGCATTTCCGGCCGCGACAGAGAGGACAGGGTGTCCGGCGAATGCATAGACGTGGTTGACCGTATCGATGCACGGGCAGGTCCAGTTGCCGGTGGCGCCGTCTGTCACGTCGCCATAGACAACCGGCAGGCAATCGTTGCTGTTTTCGTGGTTCGTGTAGCGTCCGGCGCGGCGGGGGCGGTAATAATCCGACAGTTTCATCGTTCGTCCGCCTCCACTTGCATGGTTTTTTCGGTCATCTTGATCTCGGAGATGATTCCCTCGAAGAGCCGCAGGTGCTCGCCGAACGGATCCGCCTCAAAACCCACAAAAATGGAGAACGGTTTGGCGAGAAACGGCTCCCGCGCGATGATCCTTGAGAAGTAGCGGTCTGCGTTGTCGAGCGTTACGGTGGCATGCTGCTGCTGCTTGGAGGAGTAGGCGATCAGGACATCTTTTTTCCTGGGCTGCACGGTCCTCTCGAATCGCCCGAACGAGAGCACGCGGCCCGCCTTGTCCAGCAGGCCGAGGCCTTCGCCGGCGGTGTGCGATCCGTCTGCCAGCGCGGATCCGTCCGCCGGGAGGCCTGCGATCTCGAAGATTTCCGCCAGCTCCTTTTCGGAATATGCACGGTAGCCCATGTCCGTATGGATGAGGCAGTAGGTCATCGGCTGCTCGCCGCGCTGGATTCGGTTGTGGAAGTGGATCGTCGTCCGGTACATCGTTTCTCCCGCGCGTCACACGCTTTTTAGGACCTCCTCCATCTCCAGCTCGAGGGTGTAGTAATCATTGAGGGGCCTTGATTTTTCGATTCCGGAGATCTGGACCATCCAGAAATCGCCGGGGAAGGCGGAATCTCCGTTGTAGAAGAACGGCTTCGCAATCCCGGAGGCTCGGCTGTTGATCGTGGAGAGCATCGCGAGGATGTTTTCCACGTCGGATTCCGATATTCCAGGAATGGAAATCGCGAAAGTTCTCCGCAGATTGTAGAATCGCCGGCGCTTTACGCCGTAAGGGGTCACGTTTTGGTCGATCACGTATTCAATCGGCGTCTCCGCCCCGAGCGACATGTTTTTGGTCAATTCCAGGTACGGGCCGAGGAAGATCTCCCCGATCTCGATGTAGGAAACCGGATTCGCCGGATCCGTGATCTGGATCTGCCAGTAGCGGTAGGTCTGCGCTGTGGCAAGATAGTGGAGGATCTTTTCCTCCGTCCAGGAGACGGCTTCTGAAAACTCAGGCGCTCCCCCTCCGCCGGAGTCAAACGTCGCCGCTGAATCCGCAGCCAGGGTGATTGTGGCGGACACGGTCAGGTTGTGGTCGTACAGGATCAGGGCCTGGATCTCCAGTGCAGCCCCCAGATCGACCGTGACCGTGTTTGGCGCCTCCAAATCTTTCGCCCGGTACCGCGCGTCGCGGTTCATGTCGGCCATTTTGCCCGGGTTGAACAGGTTGAAAGCCTTAAAATACCACTTGTCCGCCAGATCGAAATCATCCCCGGTTCCGGCGGTGAAGGAAACGGTAACGCCGTTATTCAGGGCAACCGCCGTCGCGGCGGTTGCCACGCCGGTCGCGTTCCATCCCCCCTGGCCGTCCGACCACTTGAAAGTCGCCTGGCCGATTTCCTTTCCGGCCGCTACGGAATCGATCTCGACGATGTATTCCCGGTCCGCCTGGCCGGTATAGAGGCCTGCCGGGTTCATCGTCGCCGATCCGGTCCCTTCCTTGAGAGCGGAGGAGACCAAGCCGTAGCGCAGGGAGGAGACGCTGATCATCTCGTCATCGGTGATTTTGTTGTCGTAGAGCAATCGGAACAGGCCCATTTAGTGCCCCCATGCCTGCAGTTTTGCGAGCCGGTCGTCGATCCGCTCGACCAGTTCGTTGAAGGAATCCTCGTTCCCGATCAGGTTCCCCTCGATGACGACCAGCGGCCCCTGGATAGTGACGCCGCGCCCTCCTCCCATCCTCTTGGCGATTGCCGCGCCGAGGGTGTCCGGATCCGCGCCGATATTGCGGAGAAAGCCGCTTCGCTCCGGTTCGCGGGTCGGAACGATCCATTCCGGGCCTCGCTCAGCGACCCATCCGGCCCGCCGTTTCAGCCCGCCGCGATACCAACCTGAGTCTGAATCACTCCCGCCGCTGCTGTCCCCTGCGGATGCGCCTTCTCCGCCCACGTCTCCGCCGGCGGAATCGGTCCCTCCTGAGTCTGAATCGCCTCCGCCATAGCTCCCCGATTCTCCGGCTCCTCCCATCCCCGCGGTGACGCCGGAAGTGTCCTCTCCGGCCCCGCCCATGCCGGCGGTCTCACCATATCCACCGGCCGAAGCGCCTTCATATCCGCTGAGATCGCCGACACCTTCCGCGGTGACGCCCGTGTAGTCTGTCGCCAGTTCCGCGATATTGCTGAAGGTCGTGTAGCCATAGAATCCAAGTTGTTCCTCGACATAACCCGGGGAGATTTCTTTCGTCAGCGCGGCGATCTCGGCGTAGGTGAGGTGGCCCTGGAACCAGCCGTAAACATCCTCGAGGGCGTCCTTGAACTGTTCGTTGTACCGAGCATCCAAGGCATCCATCACCCCCTCGACGGCGAGCATACCGAGAAGTCCGATCGCGATGGCTCCGGGGAGGGATCCGATCGTGGCCATTGTCCCGATGAGCCCGGCGGAGTATCCCGCGCGCGCGGATGGGTCGAGCCCCAGAATCCCGGTCATCGCGCCGGGAATCCCGCCGGTCAGCGCTGCCATCCCGAACGCCTGGGGACTGAGAAGCCCCTCAACGAGAGAATTGAGGCTGATCTGTCCCGTCAGGGCCATGGAGGTGCCGATCGCTGCCGTCCTTCCGTAGGATCCGGCCATTCCCGCGGCAAACCCGGCCATACCGCGCCCCATGTCCGGATCGCTGAAAGCACCCTGCAGGCCTGCGAAGGAGTCCGAGTATCCGCTCTCCCCGACGCTCTGCCGGATCAACTCCGCGACCTGGGCCGGGACGATCATTTCGCCCGGATGGACGATCGCGGGGATACCGTTCTGCGACCCCTGGACATCCCAGATTCCCTGGGCGGCAAAGAGCGAGACGACCCAGTCCACCGTGGCCACGGTGGCGGCCTGGACGGCCATCTGCGCCAGCTTGTCCGCCATCGTCCGCGCCAGCGCGTCCCAGAGGGAGTTCCAGTCCCATTTCATCTGGTCGAAGCGGCCGGTGAGGAAGTTGAAGAAGATGTCGGACAGTTGTTTCTGCGCGTTTTGAGTAAAGGCCTGGACGGTCGCATAGCTCACATCGGACCAAGTGATCGCGCTTCGTTGCATTTCGATGTAGGCCGCCTTGACGCCGTCGCGCCAGTCGTTGGAGGCTTTGAGTTTTTTCAACTCCGCCTTTTCCGTCTCCTGGGCGACCCATGCGGCGATGGCCACCTCGTCCACGCCCGCCTCCCGGTACTTCTGGGCCTGGGATTGGATCAGGGCAATGGAGGAGGCGTAGTAGTCTTCTGCATAACCCCGAAGGTCGCTGTAAACATCGCGTTCATAGGTTGCCTTTTGTGCGGCCTGTTGCGCGAACTTCTGTAAGGCATCGGCGCGCTGCTTGTCCTGGTCTTCCTCCCATTTCGACTGAGATGCATAAATTTTCAGCCACTCGTTATGGACGGCCTCGGCTGTCTTGGCCGTCTCCCCGGCATATTCCGCGAGGTATTTTTCGCGCTCCCTGTCCTGTTCCTCCTCGTACTTGGCCATATCGAGGTAGATCTTCCGCCATTCACCCTTGATCTCCTCGGCAAGTTTTGCCTCAGCTTTCGCCTTTTTCCCTGCTTCGTCCGTAAGCTCCCGATAGGTCCGCTTCCCCTGGGCGCCCATTCCTTCGATCGCCTTGGCGACGTTGTCGGTTGACATCATCGCCGTGTAGTTCGTGTCGGCCATCTTCAGGGCTTCTTCTTTGATCGCGCCGTAGTCCCCGGCGACTCCGCTGAGGTACTTGGAAGCCTCCTTTGCGGAATTTGCGACCTTTTCGAATCCAAGGATGCCTGCAAGCGACCCGGCCTTCTCGAAGATCCAGGCGAAGCCCTTCATGATCCCTTCGAGTGTCGTATAGAAAGCGACGCTGACCATGGAGAACCCGAATCCGAGCGCCTCCAGGGTCTTGAGCATCCCGATGCCGAGCATCTCCTGGATATCGCCCCATTGATTTTTGAGCGATGCCCACTGGCCGGCATAGGTCTGCAGCGCGGCCTGGGCGGATCCGCCGAATCGCCCCTGGAGCTGGGCCATGACCGCATCGAACTTTTCGCCCTCGGAGATCCCCTCTTTTAGGACGATCCCGTACCGGCCGAGCGCCGCGGTGTTTCCGGCGTAGGCCTTTCCAAGCAGTTCGCTCGCCGTGGTGATGGACATCCCCTCGGATTCCTTCGCAGCGGCAAAGTCGAGGGCGACCTTTGTCGCCCGTTTGACCTCCTCGTTGGTCATTCCGTAGGATTTAAGGTTTGCCATGACGGACAGCGCCGCGTCGTCCCCGACGGTGGTCGTCCGTTGGATCATTTCGGCATACGCCTCCATGTCGCGGAGCGCCTCGCGGGAATAGTCGCCCTGGTTCTTGAGGGCCATCCCCATCTTCATGGAGGCCTTTTCCTGCTCCATATAGGCCTCGATGGGGGCGCGGGCGTATTGGGCGAGCTGTTGGAAGGCGAAGATTGCCCCGGCCGCGCCGGCGGCGATCCCGGCCCAGGTCTTGGCGAAGCCGGTATCGAGGTCGGCCCCGGCGGTCTTGAGTTTGTTGAGGCTCTCCGTTCCCTGGCCGGCGAAGTTTTTGAGCGTCGCCGTTCCGTCGTCGTTGACGATGAGGTCAATCTTTAGTTGTGCCATGTTTCCTCCGGGCCGCGTCCATCACGCCGATGACGACCAGGCACTTATCCAGGTAGTTCGGGCGCCGGATGCGGGGAACCATCGCATCGAAGACCAGGCCGATCGCCCCGTAGTCATATCCGCGGCCCCGGACGAGGCCGGGGAGAATCCTCTCGAATATCGCCCAGAATTTCCGGTTTTCCGGGCTCAGGTAGGGGATCTTCCCGCTCGGGCAGCTCCCCGCTTTTTCGATCCCTGGGCACAGCGGTTCTCCGTCCGGAGCTTCCCGGGCCAGGCGGCAGAGTCCGCAGTCATACCGGGTCCTGTCGAAGAACCACCCGGCCCAGGCAATCAGTTTTTTTCCTCTTCCTCCAGTGCGACGATCTGTTCCCGGATCACGCTGAGCACTTTGTCGCCGATGGAGACCCCGTCCACCTTCCCGAGCTGGAAGTCGAATATTTTTTTCTTGACTGCCGGGGAGAGCTTCAGCGGTTTTGCGTCCGCATCGCTCACCCCGTCCCAGTCCTGCAGGCAGTAGGAGAACATCTCAAACGAGTTTCCGCCCGAGATGACCACGCCGCCGTCTTTCAGGATCACGTCCGCCATCGATTTCGGGTAGGGGCGGATTTTGAGCCGCGCCTCCCCGTGATCGACCCACCGGCCGTCGTAGCTGACCTTGTCCAGTTCGATTTTCATAAATCCTCCGTTTCAGATTTTCAGAGTTTCAGTCCCCTCAGATTATGCGTCGGCCGTGAACGAGATCTCTCCCTCGACCTGGAAGTTCACGGTCTGTTTGACCACCTCGCCGACGCCGGAGGCGGCATTCCATCCGGTGATCGTCGCCCACACGTTGAAGTGGTCCCCGGTCTGGTCTTGGTCCGGGTCATAGTTGAACAGTTGGAGCAGGAAGAACTTTGCCCCGCCGGCGGAGAGGGTCGCCTGCAGGTTCTTGAGCATGGTTTGCGTGGCGACGAAATAGGCGCCCGCTGACCCGGATCCGCCGCCCATCACGGGGAGCGCCGTCTTCCAGACGTCGCCCTGGCTGGAGATATCGGCCATATCCAGGTTCAGGTTGAGAGACCAGTCGATCAGGTAGCCGACCTTCTGGAGGGCGGCCGCCGGGATGAAGCCGTTGTTTCCCGCAACGGTGACGGTTCCGACATTCCCGGAGAAGACCGCCTTTCCGTTCGTGAAGTTGACCCGCTGGACGACCTTTCCGCCGTCATCCGTCCACGTGGGGGGCGCATTCGGATTGATAAGGCGGTTCCCGGCGGCGGTGATTTGCGCCTCCGTCCCGGACTCGGTCGTCCCCTCCGCCTTGAGATTCCCGATCACCCACTGGTCGTTCAGCGTGTGGCCGGTCGTTGCGGCGAAGGTGATCTTCTGCCCCTCGTCAAGCGTTTGGGCGGCTCCGGTGATCGCGACATCCTCGGTCCAGGCTCCGCCGTTCTTCCTCCACTTGAAGGTGTCGGTTGCGGCGGCCAGGTCGATGACGACCTCATAGTATGCCGTGGCGGCCCCGCTGAATTCGGTTCCCCAGGTCGCGTCGTTGAGGCCCGCTCCGGAGAACCCGTTCGGCCGCAGTGCGTACACGGCCCCCCACTTTCCGTGGGTGGGATTTTCGGGTGATCCCATTATTGCTCACCTCCTTTAGGTGGAGCTGGACAGCGACAGCGCTCCATCGCCCTGGAAGTTGACCGTCGCCGACACCACGCCGCCCATGTTCGCCTGGACGCCGATTCCGGTGATGTAGATGTTTCCCGTGAATCCGTTGGTGTCCCCGTCGAGCAGGAAGATCACGTCGGTGAGCTTCGTTCCCGGGGTTGCCGCGATCAGGTTGTCGAAGAACGCCTTCTGCTCCGTGTTCCCGGCGACAAAGTGCGCCTCGAAGGACCCGTTCCAGGAGCCCATACCGGGGAGCGCGTTCTTCCAGTGCTGCCCCTGGTAGGACTGGTCTGCCATTTCCAGGGATGCGTTGATGCTCCATCCCTTGGAGTATTCCATCTTCACGTTGTTCTTTTCGACCCTGCATACTTTCCCATGGAAGGGAGTGGTGTTGAATGCCATGGCTTCTTTCCTCCTTTAGCGATAATTTTTTTTGCTTTTGTCTGTTCTTCCCTTCGCGCCTTTTCCCTGCGCGTTTCCGTCCGCCGCGGACTCCCCGGCATGAATCTCCGGGGCCGGGGCCGAAGGCGGATCGTCCGCCGTCCCGGCGCCTTCGTCACGGAACCCGGCGATCTCTTTCCCGTCGAGATCGACAATTCCCAGGTGCGCCGCCGGGCAGACGATGCAATCCGCAGCAACGTCCTGGCGGCTCAGGTTCTTCGGGCAGGCCAGGTGTCCGCAGGCGATCCGGATCCTTCCCATGTATGGCGTGGGCATTTTCCCTCCTTTCTACGAGATGGATTCGAGAGCCCAATACTCGATCGTCATCCGTTTTTTGAGGACGATCATCTCGTTGGATCCGATGACCTCGCTTTCCCCCTCGTCGATAAACCGCGCATCGATGATCCCGGTGAACAGGGAACTATAATTTTCATGCAGGACCGCACGGATATCGTCGTTGATATCCAGGGCCCCCTTGATCGCCGGGGACGCCTGGCCGATGACCGGGGTCTCCCCGGCGGTCATGTCCACATAGGCGATCAGATGGATCCGATATCGCACCTCCCAGAGCAGGCCGCTGCCCTGCCCGGAGGCGTCGAGCGTCATTTCGATCGGGCCGTCCTTGACGCCGATCGCCGGGAAAGCGCAGGAGACCGGGACCAGGTCCTCGTCCGGCGTGATGAAGATGTCCTCGTCGGCGATATAGGAGAGCGAATCAGCGTCGCGGAGCGTCGTCCTCACCCATTCGAGGATCTCCTTGATGCTTCCGGGGGCTGCGACGACTCGTACTCCGGTTCCGGTCCAGTCGCTCACGAGACCACCTCCGTGTCGGGATTCGTGAAGGTGAATCCGGTTTTCGACCGCCAGATATAGACTGTCCCGGCGTCCAGCCAGAAAGTCACTTTGCCGTACTGATCCGTCGTTCCGCGGGCGATGATGTTGTTCCCGGCCAGGTCGGTTGTCACCCAGACCGTAGCATCGGCGATCGGGGTGATTTCGTCGTCCTCCGTCAGCGTGTAGATCTTCACGATCGCACCAGGGCCGAGCGGCGTCTCCGTGTCGATCGTGAAGTGGACCGGGATCGCGTCGTCATGGAGGAAGAGGAGGCCGATCACATCGCCGTTCATCTCCCCAGCGGTGATCGTATCCACCGTCCACTGGCCGTTCCCCAGGTGGGAGATCGCCCCGGTTAACGCCGCCTGCTCTCCCCCGTCGATGGAGACGTATCCCGTAACGCTGCCGGAGGTGACCGCAGCGCCGGTCGATTTGTCCAGCAGCAGGAAGGTGATCCCCGTGACGGCCTGGTTCTTGATCATTGCATGCCTCCCATCATCAGGATGTTGCTCCGCTGCGCCCAATGCGCCCGGAACCCTCCGGAGGTGACGATCGCGGCGTTGGCAGCCAAAATCAGCGGATCCGTGCCCGCCTGCACATTTATCGCCGCATTGATTCCGGCCGGTCCTTCATTGACTGTCAGGGCGGCCAAATCCGCGATGACGTTAAGCTCGGCGTTGACGTTGGCGTCATTTCCGGTAACTGCCAGATTATCGACGCCAGCCGATACGTTTATCGCCGCATTGATGTTTGCCGGACTTTCATTGACTGTCAGAGCCGCTGCCGAAGCGGGGATGTTGATGTCGGCTGAGATTGTCGCCGCGTTTCCGGTGAGCGTCAGCGCATCCGTGGACGCCAATACGTTTATGCTGCCGCCGATCTGGACGCTGGCTTTCTTCGCGTCAATGATCAGGGCGTCGGCCCCGGCGGTGATGGAGGTGTCGGTCTTTACCCCGGCGGAGTATCCTGCCAGTGTCAGCGCTGCCTTATCCGCAAGGACGTTGACTTCAGTATTGACCGTCGCCGCATATTCACCGATGACAAGACTGTCAACCCCCACCGAGACAGCGATACTGAGCGCCACGCCCGCCTGGTTCGCGGTGAGGGTAAGGGCATCCACGCCCGCGAGAACCACAATATTAGCCGTAACGCCCACCGTGCTCTGGTATGTAGCAATGGCCAGGGCATCTGCAGAAGCGGCGACATTGATTCCGGCATTGACGGTGGCAGCCTGTGGCGCAAGGGTAAGGCTGTCCGTTCCCGCGCTTACCGCAATGGGGATTCCCACCCCCGCAGGATATGACGTAAGTGCAAGGGAATCCGTCCCCGCCGTGATGTTATTTGCTGCGTTGACGGTGACGGCGTTGGGCGTGATTGCGAGTGCATCCATCCCCGCAGAAATGGAGACATCCAGGTTGACATCCGCCGCGTTTGCGGTCATAGCAAGAGCAACCACTCCTGCCGTGATACTGGTTTTCGCATTGACCGTGGCGGCCTTGCCGGAAACAACTAAAGCATCATAACCGGCATTGATGTTTATGCTTGCCTTTACCGTTGCCGCTTTGGGGGATAAAACCAACGCCGCCTTTGTTGCTTGAACATTTATCGGGGTGGCAATCAAAACTGATGTGGCAAAGGCTACAAGCGTCAAAGCCTTTAAGGTTGCAGTGACGCTTTTTTTTGCATTTACAGTGGCATTTTTCGCTGAAACAACAAGCGATTGTTTTGTCGCACTGACATTAACAGGCGTTGTCCCCACTTTGAAAGCGGCTACGATAGTGACGGAATCCGAAGCAGTTGCGGCAGTAGCAGAATGCGCTCCGGTTGCTCCTGCCGTAGTCATAATAGCATCAGCGATGAAAAGCCCTGTATCAGAACCGGTGGTTGTTTCGGTGTCAGACCTCTCATACCAAGTATTTGACGCAGGTTCAGTCGTTACGGCTACTGTTGTTGTCGAAGCTGTGCCGGGATTGTTGACCGAATCAAAGGTAACGGTTAAAGAAGCGTCACCATGAGCCACCATAGCAACAAGAAGTTCTCCATCTGTTGCCGTTGTGATAGTCGTACCGATTGGATTTGAAACTGCGCCCCTCTGATTGATACTACTGGTGTCCAGGGCCGGGGTACCAGATGAAAGCCGATAGGAGACAACCTGCCCCATTGAAATGTCGCCGGCGGTGCGAGTCCAGACATAACTGGGAGCAGACGAACCCCTAATACAATACCACATGCCGCCGGAGGCTATGCCTCCCGTGGCGTCGGTGTCGCCGTTGCTCAGATACTGAACTTCCGTCCATTCGGCGCTTGGCTTGGTAAAGGCAACATTAGACTTATGGGCAATGCAAGCAACAAGAAGGTCGCCTGCTTGAGCCCCGGAGGGTTCGACAAGGGTGATGTTCCCACCATTTTGTATTACATTGGTGCCTAATGCTTCAATAGTCCAGGCCATTTATGGACCGCCTTGTCAGGTAATGGTGAAGATGCCCGATCCGTTCCATGTGATCGTCAGGTCGCCCGCTTGCATGTCGATCGGCCCGGCAAGGTCAATCATCGCAATCGCCTTGTTCGTTGTCTTGTGATAGACAATCCCGAACATGGCGGTTTGGGGATTGCTTGCGTCCTGCGCCCATGTCACGGATGCCCCGGTGTCGTCAAAGGTCATCACACCAGCCGCCTCCGTCACCATGTTCCCCAGGGTGTCGAGCAACTCACCGCCTGCGGCATAGTTCCCGGCAGTCGCAATCGCGGTATAGTTCGTCGTCCCGCCCGAAGCATAAGCCGGGACCGCATCACTCACCACAACCGCAGGAGAGTTGGTCACGAGGCCGAGCCAGATTTCATCCGCCGCCTCCCAGCCCCCGTCGATGAGATACGCTTTCGCCTCTTCAAATACCGATACATCTCCTCTTGCCATGATAAGCCTCCTTTATTCCCCCGATTGATTTTCTGAGTTTTGAAGTTTCGCGCTCATTTTGTGAGTCAAGTCCTTTCGCCTCTCATCTTGCGTTCAAAGCTGTCCGTCAGTTTCTCCAGGGCGGCAGCCCCCAGCCTTTCCCTTGCCCGGTCCATGATGCTCCGCGCCGGGACCTGCGCCTGGCGGGTCGTCGGCTTCAGGTGGATTCCCATCTGGTGGAGCCTGCCCCGGAGTTCGTCGTCATAGAGGAGGGTGTATCCGCCCCAATGGGCCGCGGCCATCTCCTCCGCCCATTGCGCGATCCGCGCCGCGCCCGCCTGCTGTCCGACGAAACCGACCTCCGCCCTCTTTTCGGCCTTATGGACCTTGTAGAGGACCCCCGGGGAGAGGCCGCGCAGGGGGATCTTTGCCCGGGCGCCGCTCTTGAGCCGGGCCGACGCGCCGGAGGCCTTGATCTCCTTTCGCGCCTGGCGGATGCCCGTCAGCGCGACCCTTTCCGGCAGGCCCAGGCTCCCGGCGAGGAGAGCCTGCTTCGACTGCCTGTATAGCTGATAGGCCGCGTCGTAGAGCGCCCCGGAGATCGACTTCTCGACCGAGATCTCGGCGTCCTTCGCCCATTTCTGGAGGTCTCCGGCGACCTGGATCAGGAACTTCATTTTGCCGCCTGTCTCCTCAATGCGCGGAAGTTATTGACCGCCACCCAGCCGAAGAAGGCGCACAGTGCGCAGAGCGCATAGATCCACCACGACGGGGCGGCCTCGAATGTCACCCAGGCGGCGGCGATCAGAACGGCGCTTTTTGAGAGCATCAGGGCGGGCATCGTCCCGATCTTCTCCATGAGCCATTTCGTCGGCTTCCAGGTCTCGGTTCCGCCGAGCTTTAGGATTCGCCATGTCAGGACGAGATCCGCAATCTGCAGGATCGCGAACACGCCGAAAAGAATCTGCATGATGATGATTTTCATTTTGTCCTCCTTATAATCTCCTTCCGGATCCCAGGTCCCGCCGCGCGGAACGGCTCGCCCGGATGTGCCAGATTCCCTCTCCGCGCCCCCCGGCAACGATTTCGACGAAGTGCCAGTCCTCCCCGTTGATCGTGAAAGCATCTCCCCGCCCGGGCGAGGAGATGTCCGCGTATTTTGCCAGGACGATCATCGTGTCCCCCGGAGGCGCGGGGGACTGGAGGGCGGGGTCCTCCTCGGAGAGGATCGCCTGGATTGTCGCGGCTTCGTCTCCGTTCGGCGTATAGACGATCTCTTCGGCGAATTCATCCGAGTTGAAAAAGACGGATGTAAGATCTGCGGCGGCGGCGGTCCTGAAGGTCATTTCAGGCTCCTCCGGAGTGCGGAAATCTGCTCCGACTTGTCGGCAGACCCCTTGGACGAGCCGAAGAAATACTGCACCACCCCGCCGAACGCGGCGGAAAGCGCGCCGAAGAGCATGAAGATCACGCCGGTGGAATCCTCCGGGATCCTGACGAAGAGGAGGATCCCCACCAGGGCGAAGAAGCCGATGATGATCGTCCAGGCGAGGACGTAGAGGTTCGTGTCGCGGCGCCCGGTCGCCTTTTCGCTTTCGACTTGGCGGGACCGCGCGGACTGCGCGTCCTCGATGTAGATTTTGAGCTCCTGCAGCTCCTGGTCCCGCACTTTCAGCTTGTAGTCATTTTCGGCCACGAGGAGCTTCAGGCGGGCCTCCGGATCGCCCTGGATGGCGGCGAGCACCTCTTCCGGCGCTGCGTCCGGGGAGAGCCCGAGCGAGTTCGTCAAGGCGCCGACCGCGGCCCCGATGGCGAGGGAGACCCCGCCCGTCGCGGGGGCGAGCACGGCCCCGAGCGCGGGGGCCACCTTGCCGACGATTCCGGCCACATCCTTCCAGTCCATTTTCTCCTCCTCACGGGTTGAACAGGTAGATCCTTTCATTTCCCCTGGGGACCGTGCCGATGTCGGCATGAACCCAGGGGACCCCCCGTTCCAGGCGCTGGATGGGCAAGAGCCAGTCGTGGTCCTGATTCGCCAGGATCAGGTCGCGGACATCCTCCGCGGTAAGTCCATGGACGTCGAAATCGAACGCCATCCCGCGCCTGTGGTACGATTGAACCGCGCCGATCATGCAGGCCGGTCCCCGGTATCCGCGGAAAGACAACGGGCCTCCCCAGAGCCAGTTGTTGACCGTGATCGGCCGGTTGAGGAACATCCGGATCCCATGGAGCATCTCCAGGGCCTCGGGGTGAAAGTAGGTCCAGCAGTGATCTCCCCAGTCGAGGAAGGATTGCCGGTCCACCAGCTCCTCGATTTTGAACTTGAATCCTTCCGGGATCATCAGCGCGTTCATCCCAAGGTCCTCATCGTGACGTTTATCGGCTGCTTTTCTGGCAGCGTTCCTTGATTGCGTTGTGCTCGCCCCGCAGGGTGTAGAACTCCGAACAGAGCAGGTCGAGGCGCTCGAAAAGCCGGGCTTGGTTCACGTCGATTTTTTTGAGCGTCCGGATCATAAGCCAGAGCACCGCGCCGAAAAGCGCGGCGATGATCGTCTGCATCAGATCGACATGCTCGAACCAGCTCGGCCCCGGTGATCCATCCACCTGGACGGCCGCAATGGAAAGGACGGCCCAGATCAACATCGGGATCGTCAGCAAAACGGCGCAAATGCTTTTCATTTACGGCCCCCATTTTCCTTGTTCCCGGATGCCGCCCCGCGATCCGTGTCCACGGGGCGGATGGTTAAGGGGAGGCGGGCAGATTCAACCGTCCGCCTCCCCGGTCAGGATCAGGTGAACGTGTACAGGCAGGCATGCTGCCAGTACCCGTATCCGACATTCCGGATGGCCTTGATGCCGTACTGGTGCTTGTTCTCTTTGAACTCCAGTTCGGACCCCTCGGCGATGGCCGCGACGGTGATCGGCTCCTCCTCCTGGCGAATCAGGGCCTTGGTCTCGCCATCCTCCCGGAACACGTAGAATTTCGCGCCGGATGTCAGACGCGGATTCACGGTCAGGGAAAACTTGAACCCGTCGATGTTCTTGATCAGGTTCGACTGCCCGGCCGCGATATACTCATTGAAGAGCACGGCGGCGAAGGGCGGGAGATAGACCGTCGGCACCATGACGCGGAACGCCGTTGCGTCCTCGTTCATCGGCTCGCCCTGGTCGTCCTTGAACCCGAGAAGGGCAGACACGCTGGCCATGATGGCCGTCTCCGCCTCGGCTGCTGTCGGCTGAGTGGCCGAAACTGCCGTGCCGGTCAGGTCGTTGTCTTGCGTTCCGCTGTCTCCCTCGCTGTGGTCGGTGTCGAAGAAATACTGACCATCGTAGCATTCCCCTCCGGTCGTCTCCCCGGCGATGATGAGCGACGTCAGCAGAGACGCCCAGTGGGCATTTGCCCGGCGGGCCTGTTCGGCCACCCGGAGCATGACCTGGCCGGTCTTGTCTCGCCGGATCTCATCCACGAGGACCTCCATCGTGGATTCGTAGGTTTTGTTGACGATGGTGATCCCGTTTTCGCGGAACCCCTTGGCCTGGCGGCCGCCGATCCATTCGCGCATGGCCGGGGCCATTCCGAGCCATTTGTAGGTCTCGGATTCCTGGTTGCTGTCAAACAACATGGACACGCCGGGGATCCAGGTCTGCCCCAGATTCTGCTGGAGCTTGTTATAGAACGAGCCGATGATGGCGCGGCTTCCCAAAGATGATGCACCCATGGTTTATTCCTCCTTTAGTTTGATCTGTTTTGCCGGTACGCCCGCCCATGTCTCCCCGGCGGGTATGCTTTTGGTTACGACGCTGCCTGCTCCGACCAGCGCCCCCTCCCCGATATTCAGCCCGCAAACGATCGTAACGCCTGCACCGAGGCGCGCCCCTCGCTCGATCACGGTCTCCTGCCACTGATCGCGCGGGGACGGGGGGAATCGGTCGTTCGTGAAGGTGCAGCGGGGTCCGATCCATGCGTCGTCCCGGATGGTCACGCCCTCCGGGATGAAGCACATGGCGCCGATCCGCACGCGTTGGCCGATATGGACCCTGGGGCCGATCTCGGAAAATGAGCCGACTTGAACCCCTTCTCCGATCACTGCGTCAAAACTGACCTTGGACGGTTCCCAGACCGTCACGCCCCTTGTCTTCCATCGATCGTCAACATAATTTTTCATAACAATCTCTCATAGATCCTTGCCATGGCCCGGGCCGTTTCGGAGATGTCCGGCGTTTCCGGGGTTTCCCTCTTTGGTACCTCTCCCCGCAGAATCATGAGAAGCTGCGCGGCAATCACCCTCTGATCGCCTTCGTCGATCCAATAGTCCGCGTATTCGTTTCCCCGGAAAGAAATCACCGGGCATCCGGCGGCTTTAGCCTCCAGGCAGATCCGGTTGTGATCGCCGTACCGGACCAGGCCCGCATAAAAGTCCACCGATGCAAAGGCGTTCCGCAGCCCCTCGGGTTCCATGACTCCACTCACCATGAAAGATCGGTAAGCGGAGCCGATGTCAAAAGCCAATGGGTAAAACCACTTGCACTGTTCCAGCGGCAAATAGAAAACATGGAGACGGGCCTTACGGAGTTCCGCCGATACCCATGCCCAGGCGATCAGCAGATCGAACGGCCATTTGATCCAATGGCAATTTTCCGCAGACAGGACCGACGGATCGCCGGCGAATTTCCCCACGCTCTTCTGCTTCACCCAGAAAGCCCTGTCGACACCCATCGGGATGCACTCCACATCCGCATGTTTCCCGGCCATCGACTTCCAGATCTCATAGTGCCGTGGCCAGAAAGTTATGACCGCATCCGACCGGTGCAAATAATGGTGGCATACCATCCACGCATCCCCGGCGCCGTGCCCTTTGTGTGACTCATTCACCGATGAGTGAAACATGTTTTCCGGCGTGCCGTGGCATACCCAAACGACCTTGGCCTTCCTCGTGTCGATCAAATCCGGGATGTGGGTGTGCAGGACGTGAATATCCGCATCCAGGCCGTGGGCAATTTCTCCCTTTTCGGGGTCGCAATCCAGGCAGAGGGAATCGAGCCCCCTTGACCTCTCCGCGGTGGAGAGGTCAAGGGCAACTCGATACATTCCGGAGCCGTTCTTCATGACCCAATGCGCTATCTTCACGCTGTCTCTCCTATCCGCTATGGACCGAGATCAGGCTCGACACGAGCTCCCGGATCGACGACAGGCACGCCGAATCGAATTTCCCATAGGTGATTGTGGATTCGGAAATCGCCGTGGAAATGATCTGCGCGGTTGAAATATGGGCCGACAGGACCGCGCCGGCTCCGATCTTCGTCGCCGTCACCTGCGAGGACGAGATCATCGCCGTAAGAACCTTGTTGCTCCCGATTGCCGTCAAACCGGCATTCGTGATGGAGATATCGCCGGTCATGGCCACGGCCGCCGCGACGCCTCCGCCGTTTCCCACCAGGATCTCGGCGCTCGGCAGCGATGCGCCGGCGGCCATCTCCGGATCGGCGACGCCCTGCGCATAGAAAGAGACAATGCAGGTGTCGGTCGTCACGTAGCGGTAAACGACGCCGATGAAGGAATTTGATCCCTTGGTCAGTGTGAAGGTTCCATCGGCCGAGGCGTAAACGGGAGCACCGATGTCCGTCACCGCGATGGCCGTGATGGTCAACTGAATCAGACCCTTGGCAATGACCTTGCATTTGATGGCGCCATCCGTTGCCACTGCGGAATTGTCCGCCTGCCGCTGGGCAAACCCGGCAAAAGCGTCTCCGGCGACCAGACCGCGGGCGTAACCGGACGCCATGCCGACCGCGGCGCCCTCGTAGATTTTCGTCGAAGCCTTGACGGGAACGTCATTGATGGTCCCGAGTTCATAAACCCGGGGGGTGTCTGCTGTTAAAGCCATGTTCATTTCCTCCTTTTCATGATTTCGATACTGTTATCCCTTGCGGGCCAGGATACGGATCCGGCCTGCCGCGTCGTTTTTCTGGAAGGCCAGATAAGCCTCAAAATTATCCGCAAACTCCTCGCGGATCTTCGGCGATTTGTCCCATTCCGCTTTTGCCCGCTGATCGATGGGAAGATTGCTGTCCACCGCAGCAACGACTTCTCCCTCGGCCGGGGCCGCCGGCTGCATCACGCCGAGATCGCCGTCCTTTTTCAGGGCCGCCAGCCTGTCCTTCTGAATTATTTTTTCCGCCGCCAAAACCTTGACGGCGGCTTCCGGACCGGTCGTCTTCCCGTCCGCCACCAGGGATTCGATCAGCGCCTCATGGCCGGGGATCAGTTTATCCCGGACATCCGCGATTCGCTGGCGCTCCGCCGCCGCGCCCAGGGCCCTCCCCTCGTCGATTCCTTCCGTCCTCCCCGATGCCACGCCTTCCGCCAATCCGGCGGTCTTGCCTTCCGCCAGGACCGCCTCATAGACATCAGGATGTTTCGTCTTTAATTCCTCGATATTCATCATTTCCTCCTTTGAGTGTAGTTGGTCGATGAGATCGGAGAACGCTTCAACACCGTCCACGAGCCCGATCTCGAGTGCTTGTTTGCCGATAAAAATCTTTCCGTCCGCCATCGCAAGAGCCTCTTCCTGATCTACGCCGCGATTCCGGGCGACCGCATCCACAAATGTCGAATAGAGATAATCGACCTGGTCCTGAATATAGGCCGCGCCCTCGTCCGTCAGCGGGCGATGGCCGGAGGCGATCCGCTTGTAGCGGCCGGCGGTGATCTCCGTCCACTTCTCTCCGTAGGCCTCATCCGCCTTGGACTGGTCGATGTGCGTGGCGACGACGCCGATCGAGCCCACCTGGACCGTGTCGCCGGAGATGTAGATCTCATCCGCAGCCGACGCGATCCAGTAGGCCCCGGAGGCCATCATGCCGTCTGTGTAGGCGACGATCGGCTTTCGGCCGCGGGCCTTGAAAATATCCTCCGCCAGCTCCTCCGTGCCGTCCACGGTGCCGCCGGGGGAGTCGATGTCGAGCAGGATCGACTTCACCAGCGGGTCGTCGAGGGCCGCCTGGAAGGCGATCCCAATCTGCTTCATCGAGGCGCCGCCGAAGAGGAACGAGAAGAAGGAGAGCCCCTTCGTCAGGACGCCCTTCACCGGGATCACGGCTACGCCGTCCATCACCTGGTATTGCTCCTCCTGCCTGTCTCCTCCCAGGGAGAGGCCGACGCGCGCCTCCATGTCCTTCCAGTCGATCTTCGGTCCGCGCAGGTGGGCTTGATAGATGTTCCGGATCTCCGCCATCTTTTCGGGGCGGATCGACCAGGGGCTCGTGATCACGTCAAGAATCTTCATGTTTGATCTTCCTCCTTCTGCAGGGCGTCCTTTTCGGCTTGCGTCAGTTCTTTTTTCTGCGCGACCGGCGTGGGGAGGAGCCCCGCCTTGTCGAGCATCCGCTTTTCCTTCGACATTTGCCGGACATTCGCCTCGAAGTCCCCGCCGGTCAACAGCGCCGTCTCCTCGTCCAGCGTGGAGAACTTCGCATCCACGCGGGCCTTTGCCGCATCGACGTCTTTCTGCGGATCGACATAGCCGGGACTGTCGCCGACCCAGATCGCGCCGCAGTACGCCTTTTGAATCAGCGGGTCCGCGAAGAAACCGGGGGCGGTGATCCGCCCGGAGGCGACCGCCTCATAGAGCCAGATCTCATAGACCGGCTGGCAGAATGCCGAAACGAGCCAGACCCGGCGGGAGCGGAAGAAGCGCCAGGCTTCGAGCAGGGCCGCGCGGGACGCCGAATAAGACGACTGGAAGTGGCGGATCAGAACCTCGAAGGGGATCCCCAGGGCAGCGCCGATCTGCTCCAAAATCGACTTGACGAACGGGTCGAAGGCGGTGTTCGGCCGGCCGGGGTTCGCCGTGCTGATGTCCTCGCCCTTTTTCAGGCCGACAATCGCGCCGTTGCCGAGCTTGAGATCATCGTCGTCTGCCGCTGCGCCGGTCTCGACGCCCATGCCGGAAGTCACGTCGAAGTCGAGCGCGCCGGATTCCGATTTCAGGAATACGGTGAAGAGGCCGGAGACCACCGCGGCCATGAGTTCGGCCTCCGTGTAGCGATCGAGCATCTTCAAGGTCTCGATCACCGGCGCCAGGAACGGGACGCCACGCGTCTGGCCGGGGCGGGTCATTTCATAGAGATGGAGGACGTTCCGGAGGCCGGTCTTCGCCCCGAAGGCCGGGACGACCTTCCAGGTATAAGCGTCTTTTTTCTGAACCCGAACCGATCCGGGGTGCTGGTTCGCCACATGATAGGCGACGGGCGCGCCGGTCGCCGGATTTTTCTCGACTCCCGCGACCAGGGTTTCGGAGTCCGACTTCCACCCCTGGTTGCACACCCGGTCCGCCTCGACGAGCTGGATCTTCAGGGAATAGGGAGATCCGGTCCGGGAGATCCGGGGAAGAAGCGCAAACACGTCGCCATTTTCAAGGGTTTGCCGGAAGGCGAGCGTTTGCAGGCCATGAAAATTCAGGGTCCGGGAAATGTCGCACTCCTGGGATTCCGAAAAGAGCCGCCACTCACGCTCGGTGTGATCCTCCCAGGCATCGGCCTCTTCTTCGGAAAGGCCGAGATATTCACTTTCGATCCGGGCTTGCAGTTTAAGTCCGGTTCCGACGACGTTCGCCAGCGACGTGCCGATCGCACCGACGGCGATCGGGGCGTTGCGGATCAGGTCGCGGGAGCGTTCGCGGAGATACGGGAGATCCCAGAGGATGTCCTCGTCGGCGTCGGCGTTGGATGTCTTCCACTCTTTCAGCGCCCGCCGGGACCGGGATGCCCCGTTGTAAGATCCGATCAGGGCCTCCATCATCCGCGCCCGGGCGCGCCGCGCCCCGCTGACCGGGGATATGTAGGAGATGATTTTGTCGATGGAATTCGGGGGAGGAGTTTTGATATTCAGCATGGCGTGATCCCCCTGATTGCCCGGCCGGAGCCGCCGGCGCTCAAATCCTGGACTTTGGCATCCCAGAACGAGATGTTCTCGCGTATCTCCTTGGCGTTGGCGCGGGTGAGGGACCGGCCGCCGATGGTGTACGCCTGCCCCGAGGCGACGGCGGTGTCGGCGGCGAGCCAGGCGGCGAGTTGCGCTTCGGCTTGAACGAGGGTGATTCCGGCCATCTTTCCCCCTTTTTGGGCTTCCCGCCGACCCGGCAGACGATTCCAGGCCGGCGGGGAAAAAAGATGCTTCAAAAGTCGCGATCAGGTTACACCCGGTTTTTTGGAAAAAAGGGGGTCGGTCTCGAAACGACATGGTTACGACATGCTAACGGGGGGGTTACGACATGCTAAAGTACTTGACAGGGTTTTTGAGAAGTGCTTCGGGAGGGTTTGGCGGGCGGAATTTAGGTAAAAAGAGGCCGGGGGAGAGCGGTCTCCTCCGGCCGGGGGCGGGTTATAATTCAGGCACTTTGATTTTGAGGGATTTCTCCAGCCACTCTGCGACAAGGCGGCGGTGGCAATCCTGGCCGGGGGATTCCCAGCATAATAGGATCGTCCATTGTCCGAGATCACCGAAAACTTTCACCGGATCGAGTTTTTCCAAGACCTCGCGTTTAGCCACCCGGATCCACTCTTCCGGAAGATCCCGATAGAGGTCGTAGGCATCGATCGTCGTGTAGTCATCGATCCGGATATCCGCGAGGGTCCGGGAAATGCGGACACAGGACGAGCGATGAAATTCGTCAAAATGCTCGCTGTAATGGCGATGGAGGCGGATCTGCTGGAGGTTGTTCCCCTTCTCCTGCTTGAGCATCTCGAAGAGCAAAAAGACCGCCGCCATCCGTGAGACGCCGCCCGGATCGATGTAAGGCGCGAGCCATCCGTAAGCGGGATCGGCGATCTCCAAGCGCATCGGTTTCCCGGCCAGGTGGTTTCCGATCAGCGACGAGTAGAGGGCGATGTCGTTCGACCAGATTTTGCAGCCGATACCCTGGAGAATCTGCTCGACAGTAAAATTCCCGGAACAGCCAACACAGATGTTTCTTTCACTGAAAAGCTTCTTTTCAGTGAAGATCAGGTTCCTGATCTTCGAGTTTATCGAACCGACAAACATGGATTTTACCTCAAATTGAGCGCTTTTTTTTATTTCACTCCATTGGTTTTATTGGCATGATATTTGACTGCTAAAGCCTTGCATATCGAGCCGACGGAGATCCTTCGACCTTGTATTTTGGGGTTCGCCACGGTCTTTTTTGGGGTTCCGCAAGGGTCTCTTTTTTTGAGCCTTTTGAGGGCCCGCCAGCCCAATGATGATAAGGGTTTGCGGAGCTTCTCTAACATAGGAATGGTAAGGGTTTGCGCATCCCCCGCTAATGTAGATGGGTTGTGGGATTACGCTGGGACTCATTTTGCCCCCCGCCATCGTAGAATGGGTAAGGGACAGACGACGCTCTAAAATCGTCGCCACACAACGATCGCAGATTCCCCCTTGTGAGTATATGCCCCCTAAAATCTTCAAATAATGACTTAAAGCGTGCCTTTGGCATATATTTTGTCCTGCGGTCTTTTGGGGCATCCCTCCATTTGAGGGCCTTTTTTGAGGGTTTCCCTCCATTGGTTTTTCACTCCTTGTCGTCCGCATCGATGATCTCGTCCGGGGCGTTTTTCATGCTGATCCGGGTGATGTGCTTGAAAAATTCATCGAGGTTGTCTTTGTGCGCGTAACAACGACCGTCAAGATACAGAACGGGCATCCCCATTCTTATGAATTTTCTATAAGACACCCTGGACACTTTCAGGTAATCCATGATCTCCTGCTTGCTCATCAGGATCTTCGTCATGTCTGGAACGGTCATCATTCCAATCCCTTGCTGATTACGCGGCGCTTCTGCGGGCCGACGCCCTTTTCTTTCCGTCCCTGCGCGGCGGCGGCCAGGAGCCGGAGCCCTCCGCCCGGGAACTCCATTTCAACGCACGCGGCGGCAAGGACCTCCGCGTCGAGGAGATGATTCGGGCGGTTGTGGATGTTCACCCAGCTCTCGCGGCCCTTATCATCCTTCTGCTTCTCTTCCGCGAGGATCTGAGCGACATAGTCCTTCCCCGTCTCCGCATGGAGGAACGCGGCGCCGGGGAGGTCGCGCGTCTCCTCGCGCGAGGCAAGCTTCAGACGGTAATGGTATTGGTCCTTGGCCTTTTCCGTGTCCACCGTGACGAGTCGGATTGCCTCGGGAAGTCTCTTCCCTGATGGCGTCGAGACGATCCCGGCGCCGATGCTTAACATCCCAGGCAGTGGGGTGCTCGCGCCCTTCGTCCCCCAGAGAGCGCAGCCGCCGCGACCGCGATTCTTGATCAGCCAGAAGTAGGTCTCTTCGGTCATAGTCATGTCTTCAAATTTCTTCGATCCGCCGGTGTCCACGCAGGCGCGGAAGATCCGCATGGACCGGCCCGTGTCGCCGACCGGGTAGGACGACTCGAAAATCAACCGTTCCACGTCCTCCCATGTGGCCAGGAATCCGTAGTGGATCAGCCAGGAGGTCATCTCCGCCGACCAGGCGCGAACGACGAACCAGAAGCCGTGCTGCTGGACATCCACGCCGACGGTCAAGGCGACGGCCGCCTCCGGAACGGTCTGCGGCGGCAGATCGCAGCGGCCGGCGAGGACCTCCTCCGCGCTGCGGGAGATGACGGTCAACTTCCATGGCTCGGCCAGGTGCTTATTATGAAAATCCTTGAACTTGTTCATGTCGCCGCGGCCGCGCAGGAACGCCGACGCGGGGGAGGAGAGCGAGACGAACGGAGAAAGCCATGACGGCAAATGGAAGCCGATCTTCACCGGGTGGCGGCGTTTCAGATAGTCCACCAGGTCCGGCGGGTCCGGGAGGGCCGTTAATCCCACCGCCGCTGGATTTGCTTCCTGTTTGACTGCGGTGGCCGCATCGCGGACCGCCGCCGGATTCGCCGGGGAGTCTTCCATCCGGAGGCGCCAGCGGCCGCGGCGGACGGCGACGTCCCGATCGTAGTCGTTCCAGGGGGCCAGGCAGTGGGGGCATTCGTACCAGGCGAGCTTTTCCGCCTCGATCGTCTCCGGTTCCTCGGAATGGCATTTTCCGTCCGGGCCGGGCTCCGTCTTGTGCGCCCATTTGATCTGCCGGAATTCCATCTTTTGTAGGACGCCGCACGCCGGGCACGCCGCCCAGAAATCGAAGACCGCCTGCGCCTCTTCGGTGAGCGCCCGCCAGATGTTGCCCGCCTCGGTCGTCGGCGTGGAGATCTTCCATTTTTTGCAGTTGTGGCGATAGGTGATCGTCCGCGACTCGCCGAGCGAGATGGGGTCCGTTTCTCGCTTGCCGGCGGTTTCCGGGTATTTGTCCGTTTCGTCGAAAACCACGTAGCGGATCGGCTTGTTCGCGAGCCGCGCGGCGGAGCGCGCCCAGGCCATATACACCGGCATGTGCGTCAGGCTGATCCGCAGCATCGACGAGTCGTCATCCGAGCCGGTCATGTAGGAGCGGAGCCGCGGCGAGGAGCGGATCATCGGCTGGATGCGGTCCTGGTTGTTCTCGCGCGCAGTCAGCTCGTCCGGGTAGATGCAGAGGACCGGGCCGGGGTCGCGGTCGATCGCGTAGCCGATGCAGTTCAGCACGGCCTCCGTGCCGCCGACCTGGGGGGCCTTGCAGAGGATGATCGTCCGCACCGACGGGAAAAACGAGGCGTCCATGATGCCGGCCAGGTATGGCGTGACGTCGTTCTTCCACTTGCCGGGGAGGACCGACATCGTGACGACGCGGAACCGCTCGCACCACTGCGAGACGGGGATCTTCCGGCGCTTGCGGAAGATCTTCCGTTCCGGATCGGAAAAGCTGATCCGGTGGCGGATCTCGCCGCCCGCCGCCAACAGCGAAGGCTGCAACCACGGGGCGGTGCGGGGGATGTGGATGGTGGTCAGCATTGGACTTTCTCTTCTTCCGGTGCTTCCTCCGTCTCTTCCGAATTCTCCAAAGCCTCCTCTTCCGCGTCGATGACGACCTGGTAGGAGAGCGCGCCGGCGTAGCTGTTGATGTGCTCGTCGAGGTCGCGGTTCATCAGGATGATCAAGTCGCCGACCTTCTTCGTGTCTCCGCCGACGGTCCGGATCCATTCGGCGCTGCGCGACTGCACCCAGTGTTTGAGGCCCGCGTCTAAAACCCCCGCCCGTCCGGCAAGCTCGATCTCCATGAACTCCTTCGGGATATAGAGCCCCGCTTCCCGGTCGTTGGCAAACCGTTTCCGCTTGTTGTCCTCCTCCAGATTGCTCAATTCCAGTTCGAGCTTCCGGCGCTGCATCTCCTCGATCTTCTCGGCGATCTTCTTTCCGGTTGATTTCTGCTTGAGCCAGGTGCGGGCGTACTTGTCCACGTCGCGGAGCGTGTAGAGGCCGTCGCGCCTTGGCGAGAGCTTCCCCTCTTTCTGGTGGCGGTAGAGGCTGGTCTTTGTGACGCGCCAGTCCCCCGCGCGCAGGTACTCCAGGACGGCGGCGGTATTCGGGAGCGGCCTCTCCTCCTCGTCCGGCCCGCCGCCGCTGATCTCGGCGACGAATTTCTTCAGCGCCGCCTCGGAATCCTCCCAGTTGCGGCGGTTGACCGACGACGGCTCGTCCTGGTACGCCTTCGCGCACGTCGCCGTCCCGTTGAAGAGCAGGATCGCCTTCGTCCGGATCTCCTTCGGCTTGCCGTCCAACAACTTTTCGAGGGTTTCTTTGTCCATTATGCGATTAAATTCCCCGCATCTATTTCGTCTGCCGGATGGTTCAGGAGGTAGTCTCTCGACACGGGATGGCGAAAGACCAGCTCGTTGATCCGGCCGCCGACGTATTTCCCATTCCGCAGGACCGTGTAGCGCGTCGGCGTGTTGATGATCTTGACGCCCGGATTGTTCCGGAGGAGCGCGTACAGCTCCCGGATCTCCACCGGGACCGCCGGCGCGTCGCGGTCAAAATCGAGCATCTTCTCCGCCGGCGCGCCCGGTTGGCGGTTGGCCGCGTTTTGATGGGACACGCGACCGTCAGACTCGGCCCGTTCGGGTACTGGGCTGTTCCCCTGTGGCCCCCACCTCAATGCCGGACTTACCGTCTTTTCCGACGGACTAACCGAACCGCCAACCTTCCGCATCCCGCCCGTCACCGGCGGCGCGATCGTCAACGCCGGCGGCAGCCCCGCTTTTATCCACTGTTCAAGGTCTATCCCCAGCCGCGCGGCATCGCCGGGATCCTTCCCCTGGGGGACCGGCCAGCGGGCGCAGCGATCGCCAAACTGCTCGGCCCACCAGTCATACGCCTTCGCGCCGGCGGCGTCGTAATCGAGCGCGTTGAGGATCGAGAGCGCGCCCCGGAGGACGGCGAACGCCTCCGCGTCCGGCTTCGCGGAGACCGACCCGAGCGCAACGGCGCCGGCGAGCGTGTTTGCCGCGCCGACGGCGATCGCGTCCAGCTCCGACTCGACGACGACGAACGCCCGCCGTGCGCGTTCGATGATCATTGTCGCCATCGACGATCCCGGCAGGACGTAGTAGCGCGGATCGCCTTCCGGACGGCGGATCCGGATCCGATGGATGTCGCCGCCTTCGATATACGGGATGATCAGGCCGCGGGGGATCCAGAGCGCCTTCAAGCGGCCGTCGTCCTTGATCTGCTCCGGGAGGCCCCAGGACTTGCGGTGGCGGTAGAGATCCTTCCCGTCCTCTCCTACGTTCCAGCCGAGGCGGTAATTGATCGCCGTCTCCCGGCTGATCCCGCGGGCGGCGAGCCAGGCGAGCGCGTCGGCGTTGTCGAGGAGCGCGGCCCCGGCCCAGGCGGCGAGCTTCTCCGCCTTTTCCCGCCAGAGGCCGGCGGGCGAGGCGTGGGCGGCCGGGTGAAAATCCGGCTTTCCGGCGCCGCGTTGCGTTCCCGGCGTGAATCTCGACGCACCCGCTCCAGCAAGCGTCCTGCCGTCCCGGTGCTCGCCCGTGCGCCAGTAATCCCGGCCGGCCGGGATGTCGATCCGCAGCTCCGCGCAGGCGTCCCGAAACGACATGCCACGGAAATCCCGCAGATACTGGATGTTGTCGCCCGCCTTTTCACAACCTCGGCACCAGTAGGCGCCCTTTCCCTCGTTCTGCTCCGGCCAGACATGAAAGCGGTCCTCACCGCCGCACGCCGGGCATGGACCCTGCCATTCCCCGCCGTATGTGCCGGCGACCTTTTTGAGGCTCACGTCTTTCCCGGCCAGATCAAGGGTGTTCATGAAGCGTCCATCCCCCTCTTCCCGCTTTCAAACCGGATGCACCGGACGACGTTCATCCCCAGGTCCACCTCCAGAATGTTCTTCCCCTCTTTGTCGATCGGATCGCAGCCGCCGGCGCCCCGGAGCACGAGATATTTTCGACACTCCTCACATGCCTGCCAGTCAATCGTGCCTATGCTGTTCATTTTTCAAACCCTCCCCTTTCCCTTTTTTCTCCTCTTTCCTTTTTTCTTTTTATCTATTTATTATTATTACAATATATATTATATGATGTTGTAATTACCTGTCTTATAGGGAGTCATGGATAGTTTGACCCTATATTACCTTTGCGAGATATTTTTTTTAGCTGCAGGGGATTAGAGAAGGCGTAAACCCTCCATGCTCCCCCCTACAAAAAATGCTGATCAAACCATCTACCGCCTTCCCTGAATAATGATCAGGTGTTGCAATAGATCGCCCGGCGGCGGCGGATTTTGCCAATTTTTCAACCCTCCCCCCTGGAAGGGGGATGATCGGATAGTTTAATCCATGTTTTTCGGCGTTCTTCATGTTTAATAATTATTGGCGTCGTTTATCCGTTTATCCGTCTCCAACTCTCCCTGCTGCTCTTTCAGGCCGATGCCGTGATAGACGACGCAGCCGTTGACCTTGGTCTTTGGGAATTTCTGGCGGAGCTGCTTGCCGAACCAGGTCCCGGTCCGTTCCTTCTCGCCGACGTTCTCGTGATACCAGGCGACATAGCGCTGATAGAGTTCCTTCGCCCGGCCCTTGGCGCCGTCCTCCCGAAAGCAGCACTCCTCGATGAAGTCGGCCAGGACGTCCTCGCCCTTGCGGTATTCCTCCGTGGCCTGGAGAATCTCCACCGGCGGCGCGAGGCCCTGCTGCTGGTAAAACAGGCAGCCGCGGACGAGCCAGGCCAGGATGCCGGGGGCCTCTGCGAGGACCTGCCGGTCCAGGTCGAGGATAGCGCGGCGCTCGGTCGGCTCCTGGGGGTCCCGATTGACGAACGATATCCCGAAGGGGATCAGGTGCATCCGCTCCCAGAACGCCTTATCGTTCGCGGGGGCCTCGGGCTGGGTGTTGGTCATTAGGAAGAGCTTGTGCGTCGGGGCGAAGCGCGTCGGATACTTGTCGTGCGGGCTGCGGCCGTTCAGCTCGTCCTTCCCGGTGAGCCATTTGATCTTCGCGGCGGAGAACCGCTGGTTTTCGTCGATCTCGGAGGCGAACGCCATCCGGACGCCCTTCAGCGAGACGATATCCGGCGACGGCGCGGAGCTGCTCTTGGCGTACTTCTGTGAAAGCAGCATCTCGGAGGGGATCGATCCGGCGAGCGAGCCCATCACGTGACTCACCGTCTCAATGATCAAGCTGCGGCCGTTCCAGCCGGTCGAACCAAAGAGGACCGGGAAGACTTTCTCCTTGACGAGGCCGGTCATCGCATAGCCAAAGAGACGCTGGATATAAGCGACGAGCGCCTCGGACTTCTCGTTGTCCGGATGGCCGGGCGGCTTCTTGGGATCGCCGCCGAAGATCTCCAAGAGTGTGCGCTCCCAGATCGGTGCCGGGGTGTCGATCCCCAGGAATTCGATCGGACTTGCGAGGGAGAGGTAATCGGACGGGCGGCCCGGCGTGAGGAGCCCCGTCTCCAGGTCGATCACACCATTCGCGCAGGGGAAAAGCATCGGGTGATTGTCGAACTCCTCGCCGGTAATGGCGAGCGGATCTTCGCAGGTGTGCGCCATTTCAAGGCAGTTGGCGCGGCGGCGGGTGCCGCGAAGCTGGCGGGCCCGGGAGAGGAGGGCGTCGATCTTAGCTTGCAACTTCACCGCCGCGTCCGATTTTGCCCCCTCCCCGGCGGCCAACAGATCGACCCGCGCCGCCGAGGCACGCTTAAACTCAGCCAGGTAATGTTCGACGACCACCTCGACCGCGGCGAGAGCGTGTCCCATCACGTCGCGCTGCCAGTAGTGGCCCGCCCACTCAAACCATTCCGCCCTATTCTTGCAGTAGAGAAACCGGTCGCGGAACAAAGTGACGAACAGGATGCCGTCGCCCAGCTCGTTGGCAAACAGGCAATCATTGATCAGCTTCGGCGTGATTGCGCCGGGATCTTCTGGCCCTCCACCCGACGAGGCCGGATCTTTCTCCTTATCGACCCGCTCCTGCACACGCTTACGAATATCGTCCCCGGCGTCGTCTGTCACAAATCCCCTTCTCTATTTTCCCATTTTCCCATTAAAAAAGTATTTCACCCGGAGCCGAAGATTGAGATGCGCAAACCAG